CGGACAGAGTTGTATTAAACGACAATGGTACAATGGTCCAAGTTGCAATGACTGATATTAAAGATTATATTGGTGGTGGTACATCATGGCAAGCAGTTAAAACAGGAGATTTTACAGCAGCAGCTGGACAAGGTGTATTTTGTAATACAACAAGTGCAGCATTTACTTTAACATTACCTGCAGGAAGTATTGGTGATGAAGTTTCATTTGTTGATTATGCAAGAACATTTGATAGTAACAATTTAACAATTGCTTCTAATGGCTCAGAAAAAATTCATGGGTCTACAGACAATTTAACTATAGCCGTAGAAGGTGCAGCTAACACTTTAGTATTTACAGACTCTACTCAAGGTTGGTTGCTGAAGAGTAAATAATGGCTGAATATAAAGATATACACGGCACGCCTGTCCGTAACAGCGCTGGAGATTTACCTGGTGCAAAAACTGGTGAACTTTTTTACGATAGTACAAATCTTGATTTTAAATATAAATTTCCAAATGTAACATCAACTGGTGCATGGAGAACAGGTAATTCTATGAATGAAGCAAGAACACAATTATCAGGAGCAGGAACTCAAACACAAGCAATAGCTATTGCTGGTTATAACGACAGTAATTCTAACACAGCAAAAACAGAGTTGTATGATGGAATTAGCTGGACGGAAGTTAATGATGTGAATACAGCTAGAAGGGATGGAGCAGCAAATGGGACCTATACTTCAGCTTTAACATATGGAGGAAACAACGAGGCTACCGAAACAGAGTCATGGAATGGTACAAACTGGACTGAAGTAAATGATTTAAACACTGGACGAAGATCTGTAGGAGGTGCGGGTGCTGATAACACATCTGCATTAGCTTTTGGTGGTGATCCAACAACAGCAGATACAGAAACATGGAATGGTACAAATTGGACTGAAGTTAATAATATGAATACTGCAAGATCAAGAGTAGGTGGATTTGGAACAAATACATCGGCTTTAACTTTTGGAGATTACAATCCTTCAACTGGTAATGTTGCCAAGACTGAATTATGGAATGGAACAAACTGGACTGAAGTTAATGATTTAAATACTGGTAGAGGATATATGGGTAGTGATGGTCCTAATAGCACATCTGGATTAGCAGTGGGTGGAGAAACATCACCAGGCACGGAAGTAGCTAACACAGAAATATGGAATGGAACTAACTGGACAGAGGATGGCGATTTAAATGCAGTAAAACTTTCTTTAGCAGCAGCAGGGACTACATCATCAGCTTTAGCGTTTGGTGGAGCTAATCCACCATCAGCGGAACTTGCTACAACAGAAGAATGGACAGGTTCAGGTGCAGACATTGGAGCTTGGGCTACAGGTGGAAGTTTAAATACTTCAAGAAGTCAAGCTGGAGGATCAGGCACACAAACATTAGGTTTAGCTTTTGGTGGTACTGGAGTAACAGGTGCAACTGAACAATATAATGGATCAAGTTGGACAGAAGTAAATGATTTAAACACAGGTAGAAGAACAATTGGTGGATCAGGAACTCAAACTTCAACGATTGCTTATGGAGGAAATACTCATCCTTCTGGTGCAACACCAAATGCAAATGCAGAAACTTGGAACGGAACTAATTGGACAGAAGTTGGTGATTTAAACACAGGTAGATATGGTATAGGAGGTGTAGGTGCAGATAGCACTTCAGCTATAGCTTTTGCTGGAGCATACCCTGCTGTTGTAAAAGTTGTAGAATTATGGAATGGTTCTAGTTGGACAGAGGTAGCAGATTTAAATACTTCAAGAGATTACCCTGGAGGTTCTGGTATAGCAACATTAGCATTGGCTTTTGGTGGAGAACATACAGCTCATTCAGCAAATACAGAAACTTGGAACGGAACTGCTTGGACAGAATTAAATGATTTAAATACTGCAAGAGGCGGAAATAGTGGTGCAGGAACCTATATATTAGCGATAGCTTTTGGTGGAGAAACACCACCAGGAGTAGTTGCTAATACAGAAGATTGGAATGGATCTAGTTGGTCAGAAGTTGCAGATTTATCAACTGCTAGAAGATTCATGGCACCAGCTGGAAATTTAACATCAGCACTTGCTGCTGGTGGTCAAGCTGCTTCAACGACAGCATCAACAGAAGAATGGAGTGGAAATACTATCACAACTAAGGTATTAACAGATTAAGGAGGAAAAACTATGGCAAAAACATATCAATACTGTGTAGCAGAAAACTGGGGAAAGGGTTTTATCGATCACGATGAATCTACTAGAATTACGTTTGCTGGCTATCCAGGTAATGTTTGGCAAGTACCCGCATACAACAAACATGGTAATCTTTGGATTGCTAAAGTTGCAGGTGCTTTAAAAACAAAAGATGAAGCTCAAACTATTGTTACAGCAATTGTAGATGCAGATAAAACAGCTTGGGATAATAATAACGTTGAAGGTGAATCAGCTGATGATAAAATTGCAAGACTAGGATCAAAACCAACTGATATAACATTAGTAGAATAAAGGTTTAGATGTCTGATTACAAAACTATACATGGTTTCACTGTAAAAAGTTATACTACGGATCCTGATAATCTTATTCAAGGACAAGTATGGTATGACAAAACTAATAAAGTATTACAATTTCAAGCATCAAGTGCAGGTGCTTGGTCAACTGGTACAAGTGTAAATTCTGAAAGAAGAGGTTTAGGATCAAATGGAACATACACTTCATCTTTAATTTATGGGGGATATGAAGGGAATTACTCAGGAAAAACAGAATCTTGGAACGGATCGTCTTGGACTGAAGTAGCAGATTTAAATAGTATAAGAAATGGTAATACAGGAGCAGGTGCAAGTAATACATCAGCTTTATCAATTGGTGGATATAGTTCTACCCTACTTTATAATGGAAGGACAGAAACTTGGGATGGAAGTAGTTGGACTGAAGTTAATGATTTAAATACTGGTAGAAGTGCTCTAGCAGGAACAGGAACTTCTACAGCTGCAATAGCAACAGGAGGTAATACTCCACCAAATTTTTCAGATACTAAAAATGAAAGTTGGAATGGAACTAACTGGACTGAAGTAAATGATTTAAACACTGCAAGAGAAGGTGCAAATTCGTCTAATGCAGGAACTCAAACAGCAGCATTATTTGCTGGTGGTCATCGGGGAAATCCACCACCAAATTTTAATTCAGACTTAGTAGAATCATGGAATGGAACTAACTGGACTGAAGTAAATGATTTAAACACTGCAAGAGAACATGTTGCTAATGTTGGAACATCAACTGATGCTTTAGCTTTTGGTGGAAATGGTCCACCTTTTATAGCAAATGCAGAATTATGGAATGGAACTAACTGGGCTGAACAAAGTGATTTAAGCACTGCAAGATCTACAATGGCTTGTGCAGGTGATACTTCTAACGCATTAGCAATAACTGGAGGAAATCCAGGAAATACAGATGCTGTAGAAGAATGGACTAATCCAGTTCTTACAGTTAAAACAGTAAGTACGGATTAATATGACAAATTATAAAAACATACACGGAACTAATATTGAAATTGTATCATCAGATCCTTCGAATCCAGTTAATGGTCAAGTTTGGTACAACTCTACAGATGGAAAATTAAGAGGTTCTGCAGTTAGTCCTGCAGGTTCTTGGGCTAGTGGCAACAATTTAAATACTGCTAGATTTGGGGGTTATGGAGGTGTTGGAATTCAAACTGCAGCATTACTTGCTGGTGGAGAAACAGGCACTGCAGTAACAGGAAAAACAGAATCATATGATGGAACAAATTGGACAGAAGTTAACGATATGAATACTGATCGTAGAGAACATGCAACAGCAGGAAGTTATACGTCTGCTATAACAGCTGGTGGAAATAATAGAACTGCAGAAATTGCAAATTCAGAGTCGTGGAATGGCACTAATTGGACTGAAGTAAATGATTTAAATGGAACTAGAAGAACTATGCCAGGTGCAGGTGCAAGTAATACCTCAGCCATAGTTTTTGGTGGATTTGGTCCAGGGCCTCCTACACCTTTAAATGCACTTACAGAAAGTTGGAACGGAACTAACTGGACTGAAGTAAATGATTTAAATACTGCTAGACAAATTCATGCTGGAAATGGATCTCAAACCTCTGCTTTAACTTATGGAGGTAATCCAAATACAATAGCAAACACAGAATTATGGAATGGAACTAACTGGACTGAGGTAAATGATTTAAACTCAGGAAGAAATGCTTTATCAGGTGCAGGTACAGATAGCACAAGTGCTTTAGCTTTTGGTGCAGAATCTCCTTCACCAACAAAAGCATTTACAGAAAGTTGGAATGGAACTAATTGGACAGAGGTTGCAGACTTAGGTACAGGTAGAGCAAAATCATACGGTACAGGAGCAAGTAATACATCTGCTTTAGCATTTGGTGGAGAAGTACCTCCAGTAACAGCTGCAACAGAAGAATGGACTGCACCAACAATAACCACAAGAGAGTTTACCGTATCATAAGACTTGTAATAAATTTTATATAGTATATATATTAAATATAACTAATGGAGAAAGACATGAAAAAAGACGTTAAAGATATTATACAAAAAGAAGAAACGCATTTAAATAATTTATTAGAACAAGAAGATCTATCAGCATTTAAAGGTATGGTTGATGAACTTAGAGACACTTGGACTAAAAAACAAATGTTTCGAACAGAAACAGAAGCAAGGTTTTCAGTATTACAAGATAATAGATATCCAACTAAAGCTGCAAAATATTGGCAGTGTGTTAGAGAACAATCATCATATTTAGATAACTTAATGTCATTATCGTTTGACTATAGAAGAAACGAAGCAAAAATTAAATGGTTAGAAGGTAAAGTTGAAAAAGAAAAAGATGAATATAAAACAACTAAATATCAAATTGATTTAGATGAGTGTAGATTTGCAAAAGCATCTATGGAAAAAACAGCTAGACATAGAATGAGAGAAATTAAGATGTGGTCTAAATTAAAAAAAGAATTTAATGATGGATCATTTAATGACAAGGATGTTAATCAACATCAACTAGAATCTTATGGGTTACAATATCATGAAAAAGCAAAAACATTAAATTCAAATTCATCAGAGGCTGAAATATTTAATGTAATGGGTCAATTACAATCTCTACAAAGAATTAAAAAATCTGGTGAACTAGAAAATAGTTATAAAGAGAAAGAACAAATAACCCAACATGGAAAACCTAAAGTTTGATTTTGTATTTTTAGGTCAATCTATTTTAAAGTATCAAGTGCCGCTTGATATATTTACTACGATTAATCAAATCTACGAACAAAATTTTTACAACCTTGAACCAGCTAATAAACAATTAGTTGGTAAAATAGAAAATGAACATTCATTGTTTTATCATGGTCAGGATCAAACTAAGATGAAGAATCATAACATGTTGTCTCAAAATGTCATAGATTATTTTATGACTATATTTAAACATTATTTAGCATTTAATAAAATTAGAGAATATGAAACTCATTTAAATTCTGTATGGGTTAATGAAATGAAACAGCATGAATACAATCCTGCACATATTCATAGAGGAATGTTATTTACTGGTTTATCTTCTGTTATGATTTTAAAACTACCATCAACTTATGGTAAAGAATACTCAGCAAGACATATACCTCAAAATGGTAAACTACAAATACTAGGAGCTAGTAATGGTCAGTTTGCTAAAATAGATTATCAACCACCTATGGATTTAAGGGATTTTTATATATTTCCATATGACATGAGGCACTGTGTTTATCCATTTAATGGGACTAATGAAACTAGAAGAACATTAGCTGCAAACTGCGATGTGCAATTTGATCCTATAAAAAACAGAGGGGCTTTATAATGGATAAAAAATATTACATAGATAATCACATAGGTGTATTTAAAAACTTTATGCCAAACGAATTAATAGAAGATTATTTAAATTACTTTAATAAGTGTGAGCAACAAGGAGCAGTATATCCTAGACAGGTAGATGAAACGTTAGTATCCGATAATGCAATAGATACTATAAGAGAAACAAATGTTGCATTAACATATACAAACAAACCTTTTATAAATTTATTTTTTAAAGAAGTTTATCCTTTGTATACTCAAAAATATTCTTATTTAAAAAAATTATCAACACATAATATACTTGAAGTTAAGATACAGAAAACTAAAGTAGGTGAAGGTTATCATTTTTGGCATTGTGAAAATGCTGAAATGAAATCAAGAAATAGAATACTGGCTTTTATGGTCTATCTTAATGATGTTACAGATGGTGGAGAAACAGAATTTTTATATCAAAAGTGTAGATTTAAGCCTGAAAAAAATACTATGTTAGTTTGGCCTGCACAATTTACACATATTCATAGAGGCAACCCACCTTTATCAAATGATAAATATATTATAACAGGTTGGATAGAGTACGGATATTAATATGATTAACGAACCCAGATGGAAATCTTATATAGTTGAAACTACAATACCAATTTTTACACCTGAACAATGTAAAATGATTATTGAAGCTGGTCGTTCAGAACCTAGACAAAATGCTTATGTTGGAAACAAGCAAGGTATTAAAAGCGGTGAGTTAGACACTAAAACAAGAACCTCACACATTAGTTGGATACCATTTAAAAAAATGAGTGATATGTACAAAGACATTGAACGTATTATGAAAACTACCAATGGTAATCATTTTGGTTTTGATGGAATGACTATTACAGAAATGGCACAATATACAGAATACCCAGAAGGTGGGTTTTATGATTGGCATGTAGATAATGATGTGAACATGCAACATGAACCACCTGTTAGAAAAATATCTATGACCTGTCTACTTTCTCCTGAGTCAGAGTTTGAGGGTGGAGATTTAGAATTAATGTCTGAAGGTAAAGTTGCAAAAATTAAACAAGGACACGCAGTATTCTTTGCATCGTTTATAAGACACAGAGTAAAACCTGTAATACGTGGCAATAGAAAATCTTTAGTTATGTGGTTTGGAGGCACACCATTTAAATAATGCATAGAGATTTACATTTTCCAACACCTATTTATATTGCAGATATAAAACATCCAACTATTAATCAAGAATTAGAAAAAGATATTGTAGAGTGGTCTAAAAAAGATAAAGGTATAACGAGAACTAATGTACAGGGTTGGCACTCAACAACTAACATGCATGAGTTACCTGAGTATGCAAAACTTGTTAGTATGTTATATGCATGTCAAAAAACTATTTATGATCAAGAACACTTAGATAGTGAACCTGTGTTAGGTAATATGTGGGCTAACATTAATCCACCAGGTGGTATGAACAGAGCTCATCAACATCCTAATTCATTATGGTCTGGTGTTTATTATATTAAAGCACCTAAAAATTCAGGGCATTTAAAAATAGATGATCCAAGATCATCAGCTGCAATGGTTAGACCTAGACAAAAAGATGGAGAAAAACCTGCACGATTATTTAGAGAAACACATTATGAACCTATCGCTGGAAGATGTATTATGTTTCCATCTTGGTTAATGCATTGTGTTGATCCCAACGAATCCAATGATATAAGAATATCAGTATCATTTAATTTTTTACAGAAAGGTATGTTTGTATGACATTTAATATTAAAAAATATCAAGTAATTAAAAATGCAGTGTCGTATGAATTAGCTAATTTTATATATAATTATTTTATGCTTAAACGTGATGCAGTTAAATTTATGTATGATAATAATCTTATATATAATTATAATGGTTTACTTGGTACATGGACAGATAAACAAGTGCCAAACACATATTCTCATTACGCAGATCCTGTAATGGAAACTTTAATGATGAAAGTATTACCTATTATGCAGGCGGAGACAGGTCTAGAATTATTACCAACATACTCTTATGCAAGATTATATAAACAAGGAGACATATTAAGAAGACATAAGGATAGACCTAGCTGTGAAATATCTACAACCATACATTTAGGTGGTAGTAAGTGGCCTATATTTATTGATGGAACAGGTCAGGATAATGTTATTGATGAGTATAAAAATATACATAAACCTAACGCACCAGCAGGTACAGAAGTCTTACTTGATGTAGGAGACATGTTAGTATATAGTGGTTGCGAATTAGAACATTGGAGAGAACCTCTAGAAGGTAATACTTGCGCTCAAGTATTTCTTCATTATAACCATGTAAATGGTCCTTTTGCTGAAAAAAATAGGTTTGACAAAAGGCCGATGTTAGGTATTCCACCTATA